GGTAAGCCAGTCTTAGAAATAAACGTAGATGACGATCAAATTGACAATCTAATTGATGATGCGATCCAATACTTTCATGAGCGTCACTATGATGGTATTGAACGTGTTTACCTAAAACATAAATTAACACCAGCAGAAAAAACTACAATAAGACAAACTGGAATATCTACAACTCAGTCTGCAACCGTTGTTGGCGCTGGATTAACTTCTGCAGAATATGTTGAAGGTGTAAATTATTTGCCTTTACCAGATTCTATCATTGGTGTTAACTCAATATTAAAATTGAATTCTAGCACCATATCTGACGGATTGTTCAATATTAAATATCAATTGTTTTTAAATGATGTTTACTATTATGGCGCCTTAGATTTATTGAATTATTCAATGGTCAAAAGATATCTTGAAGATCTTGACCACCTGTTAAATCCACAGGCAATGATTAGATTTAATAAGACTAATCACAAGTTATATCTTGATATTGACTGGAGTGAAGTTGGTGAAAATGAATATATAATTATTGATTGTTACAGGATTGTGAATCCTGCTGATGCTAGTAAAGTTTACAATGATTTTTGGTTAAAGAGATATCTTACTGCACTAATTAAAAAACAGTGGGGTATGAATATGATTAAGTTCCAGGGAGTTACTCTTCCAGGTGGAGTTCAACTCAATGGAAGACAAATTTATGAAGATGGTCTTGCAGAAATAGAAAAACTGGAAGAGCAACTTAAGAATGAATATGAGTTACCACCAATCGATTTAATAGGCTGATATGTCTCCACTAAATTCTTATTTTCTTCAAGGATCACCTGGTGAGCAAAGACTCATTCAGGATTTGGTTAATGAACAATTAAAAATGTATGGTGAGGATGTTTTATACTTACCAAGAAAGATTATTGGAGAAAATACTGTTATAAGAGAAAATACTGCTGCAAAATTTGATGATAGTTTCAGAATTGAAGCGTATTTAATGAACTATGAAGGATTTGCAGGAGCAAGTGCAGAACTTCTTACGAAATTTGGTGTTAGAAATACCGATGAGTTAACTCTTGTTATATCAAAAGAAAGATATGATGATTTTGTTCAACCAATCATCGATCAATTTCCAGCTGGAGAAAGAAAAAAAGCTAGAAGACCCAATGAAGGAGATCTAATTTTTTTCCCATTGGAAGGAGCTCTTTTTGAAATTAAATTTGTAGAAGGAAAAAAACCTTTCTATCAACTCAGAAATCTATATGTTTATGAACTCTTGTGCGAGAGATTTGAATTTGAAGATGAAATCATTGATGTTGCACAGGCAGATGAAGCCGGATCTACAGTTAATCAAACTGTATCTAAGTTTGGTAATATACTGACTTTAAATCTTGTAGGAACTGGAGCAACTGCAGCAGTTGCCTCGGTATCTGGTATTGTAACTGACAATCAATATAAGTCTGCACAATACATTGATCTAATACATGATGGAGCTTACTTAACTGCACCCAGAGTAAAAATATCAAAACCTTTCTTTGGTATTGGTGTAACTGCAACAGCTACTGCAAATATAGGTGTTGATGGAAGTATTTTATCATTCAATATATTAGGTGCAGGAACACAATACGTTAATGGTGCTACTGTTGCTATTGCAACAACTCCCAATATACCAAGTGAGTATGTAGTTGATCATCCGATTAATAATATAGAACCAAATGTTGATAGTTCGTATTCTTTAAAAATTGATGATAGGGAGTGGCAATTAAATACAACTCGCGGAATAACGGGACAAAATTCTTTTGGAACTGTTAAATTTTATTATTGGTACACGGGATCTACTCCAACAAGTGGATATCTTTATCAATCAAATTTTGTAAATATCAAGTGGGTGGGTAATGGAGATCTTGATTTAGAAATTAGAAGAACAGATAATGCACAGTTTGATACAGCTGTTTCAAATGAATCAATAGTTTTAACTAGTGGTTGGAATAGAATAGAATTTAGTTGGGATGGGTCAATATTCTCACTATGGAATACACCTCTTGGAGGTTCCAGAGTTAGACAATTTTATGAGAACCTTTCTGGGACTAATTATGAAAATCAAAAATTTATAGATGACAATGTAGTATCTTTAGGATCTACTGCTGGTGGAATTCAATACTTTGATCATTTTGAAATATATGATACTGCTTCGATATACAATGGTGCAGGTGTTGCGTTGACTTCTAGGGTTTATCTGGATAGTTTTGAAAAAGGTAAACAAGCATTAGCTACGGTAAGTGTAAGTGCGGCAGGTACAATAACTGGTATAAATCTAGATTCAGATGATGTGGGTTACGGATATACGGTTGCACCATCAGTAATCCTTTCAACACCTGAGAATGGCATTCAAGCTACTGCGGTAGCTATTATGACAAGTAGAACAGTTAATCAAAAACGAGGCATCGATCGAGTTCTTCTAACAAATCCTGGTTATGGTTATACCGAATCTCCAACTGTTGAATTTATCAGTTCAAGTGGATCTGGAGGTATCGCCACTGTTGTTATAAATTCTGGAGTACTTCCAGTAGTTGCTATTAGTAGTGGTGGCGTAGGTTATACAACTGATCCACAAGTATTCATTCAACCAATATTTGTTCCAGAATCTGTAGGTGTTAGTTCTGAAATCAATAATGCAAAAGCGGAAGTAATTCGTAATTCAAATGGAGAAGTTTCTCAGATTCTGTATTCAAATGCGGGTGCTGGATATACATTTACTCCAGAAATTACTTTTACTCTTCCAACATCAGATACTTATGGTTTTTATGAATATAACGAAGTAGTTACTGGACAAAGATCTGGAGCAACAGGTTATGTAAGAGTATGGGATGCAGATGATAGAATTTTGAAGTTGGGAACAGTAAGTGGAACTTTCCAGAGAGGAGAGTCTGTTGTAGGAGCCGCAGGAAGTTATAAAGTATCTACTGTTGATACAAACGAATTCTTAGATGAATTTGCAGATAATATAGATATTGAATCAGAGGCAGACGAGATTGTTGACTTTAGTCAGGTTAATCCATTTGGAGAATTCTAATGTTTGGGACTTATTTTTATCACGAAATACTAAGAAAGACGGTAATCGCTTTCGGTACATTATTCAACGATATTGAAATTAAACATAAAGATAAATCTGGAAACGGATTTAGTCAATTAAAGGTCCCTATTGCATATGGACCTATGCAGAAATTTTTAGCAAGAATTGAACAGTCTCCAAATCTTAGAAAAGAAGTTGCAATAACTTTACCTAGAATGGCTTTTGAGATGGTAGGCATTTCTTATGATCCAACAAGAAAATCTTCAACCATGCAAACATTCAAGGTTGTTGATCAATCAAATAATAAGATTGCAAAATCTTTTATGCCTGTCCCATATAATGTAAATATCAGATTGTCAATTATGACAAAATTGAATGAAGATGCTCTGCAAATAGTTGAACAAATACTGCCTTATTTTCAACCCCATTTTAATTTGACAATTAACTTAGTTGAACAAATAGGTGAAACTAGAGATATCCCAATGGTCTTGAATAGTATTCAAATGGATGATGATTATGAAGGAGATTTCACCACAAGAAGGTCTTTGGTATATACACTAGATTTTACTGCAAAAACATATCTATTTGGTCCAGTAGACACAGGTAATAACAGTATTATTAAGAAAGTACAAGTTGATTATTATACTAATATGAATAGAAAGGGTGCATCTAGAGAACTTCGTTATGTCGCAACTCCTAGAGCACTTAAAGATTATAATTCTGATGGTTCTACTAAAATTACTGCCAATATTGCAAAAAATGATACTGAGTTTAGTGTTGAATATGGAACCGAGTTGATTTCCAAGTCTTTCATTCAAATAGGTGAAGAGGTAATGTTTATCAGAGAAATTGCTGGCGATATTATTAAGGTAAATAGAGGTGAGAACGGCACTAGTGCCACTTCTCATGAAGCAGGAGATTATGTAAATGTAATTAATGCTGCGGATGACGAACTAATTGATCTTGATGATGACTTCGGATTCAATGAATCTACGTTTAATTTTAATGATGGAAAGATCTATAGTACAACTAAACAAACTGATGTGGACGTAGATTCATGAAGTACGATGAAATAGATGATGCTTTGGACATTACACCCACAGAGGTTAAGTCTGAAAAAATTGTCAAAAAAGAACCAGAAATAACTGAGATAGTTACTTCCACTCAGGAACAACTTAAAAAAGATTATGAATATACCAGAGGCAATCTTTACTCCTTGATTGAAAAGGGTCAAGAAGCAGTTGATGGTATTTTAGAACTTGCACAAGAATCAGATTCTCCCAGAGCATTTGAGGTTGCGGGACAACTTATAAAACATGTCGGTGATGTTGCTGATAAGTTGGTAGATCTTCAGAAAAAAGTAAAAGACATCGAAAAGGACGATGGAAAATCATCTAAAGCAGCAAACGTTACAAACAATGCGGTTTTCTTTGGC